ACGCAGAAAAGCACATGGCATATTGTGCTCGCGTAAGTAACCCTGCCAATCAGGAGAATGAAAAGTTCTCTGGACTACTCAAGTATTGTATTCAGCATCAGCACTGGAGCATCTTTGAGCAAGCATCAATGACTGTAGAGATCAATACGACTCGTGGTATTGCAGCACAAATTTTGCGCCATAGGTCCTTCACATATCAAGAATTTTCGCAACGATATGCTGATACTAATCTTCTGAATAAGACAATTCCTCTTCCTGAACTTCGTCGTCAGGACACTAAGAATCGTCAGAACAGTATTGATGATATTCCTGACTATTTAAAACTGACTCTGACAGAAGATATCCGAGTTCATTTTGAGAATGCTCTGCGACTCTACAATCGTCTTCTTGATAAAGGTGTGGCAAAGGAGTGTGCAAGGTTTGTACTGCCCTTGGCGACCCCCACAAGACTCTATATGACCGGTTCTGTAAGGTCGTGGATCCATTATATCGATCTGCGATCTGCTCATGGTACACAGAAGGAACACATGGAGATTGCAGAACTCGTTCGTTGTATCTTCACTTGCCAGTTCCCTGCTGTATCTGAAGCACTTGGTTGGACTCGTGAGGGATGCTCTGAATGTGTTGATGCCCCATCTATTACTATCGAATAAATATCCCTATACATTATTTTAAATCATGCCAGTATATCCAGTTAAAAATTTAAAGACAGGTGATACACAAGAACTTGTTATGTCAGTTGCTGATTATGAACAATGGAGAAAGGATAACCCAGATTGGGACAAAGACTGGTCTCAAGGATGTGCTGGAGTTGGTGAGGTGGGTGAGTGGCAAGAAAAACTTGTCAAGAAAAATCCAGGGTGGAATGAAGTCCTTCGTAAGGCTTCAAAAATGCCTGGAGCAACTGTAAAACCTTTTAAAATTTAATATATGGCACGTAAAAGAGCACCGAATCCTGTACCATTTGGAATGAGCAACAGACAAATGAAACGCAAGAAGCCAATCAATCTTGATATAATGAAGACGATTGAGCCCTTGACAGATAATCAGGAGGCATTATTTAAACAATATAAACTTGAACAAAATGTTGTGGCTTACGGTGCTGCTGGTACTGGTAAGACTTTCATTACACTGTATAATGCTCTGCGTGATGTTCTTGACGAGAAGACTCCTTATGAAAAGATCTATCTCGTTCGTTCTCTGGTAGCAACACGAGAGATTGGATTCCTGCCTGGAGATCACGAAGATAAGTCAAGTCTTTATCAGATTCCTTATAAGAACATGGTTAAATACATGTTCGAAATGCCAGACGATTCTGCTTTCGAAATGCTCTATGGGAACCTCAAAACTCAAGGAACGATTAGTTTTTGGAGCACTTCTTTTATTCGGGGAACTACTCTGGATAATGCTATCATTATCGTAGACGAATTCCAGAACTTGAACTTCCACGAACTTGATTCAATCATCACTCGTGTTGGTGAGAACTCTAAGATCATGTTCTGTGGTGACGCAACTCAATCAGACCTTGTAAAGACTAACGAACGTAATGGTATCGTTGACTTCATGCGTATTCTGAGAGTCATGCCTTCGATGTCCATGATCGAGTTTGGTGTAGAAGATATCGTTCGTTCTGGTCTGTGTAAAGAATATCTTGTTGCTAAAATGGAATTGAATCTCTGATGTTTAATCATGTTGAATTGAATCTTCCTTCTCTTGAGAGGGAAATGATTGATGGAGTTCGTTATTATAAAGTAGGTGATAGTGATGAACTGCAAAAGTTCGTTTCTATCACCTCTGTCATCAGTCACTTTAATAAAGAAAAGTTTGCTGCTTGGCGTGAGAGAGTTGGAAATGAGGAAGCAGATAAGATCACTCGTAAGGCAACGAGTCGTGGTACTGATGCTCACACTTTAATTGAGCATCATCTAAAAAACTTAGATCTTCCAACTGTTCAACCAATCTCAGAGCACTTGTTTAAAATTGCAAAACCTGCTCTTAATCGTATAAATAACATTTATGCTCTTGAAGGTTCTCTTTATAGTCAATACTTAGGTGTTGCTGGCACTGTAGATTGTATTGCTGAATTTGATGGGGAACTATCAATCATCGATTTTAAAACTTCCAAACAACCAAAACCACGAGAGTGGATTGACGGATACTTTGTTCAGTGCTGTGCATACGCTTGTATGCTTCATGAACTCACTGGATTATCTGTGAAGAAGTTCGTGATTATCATGACTTGTGAGAACGGAGAAGTAGAAGTCTACGAAGAATACGACAAAACAAAATACATCAGATTGCTCACACAATACATCAAGAAATTTGTGAACGATAAACTCGGACAGGTTTCTTGACTTTATACTCTTATGTGTTAGAATGAATAAAAGTTGAGGAAAAAGATTGTACATCACTGTGTTAGGTCAAATGGAGAATGAATTAGAAAAAGTATTAGAGAGTAAGTTTTTCTGCCCTTCTCGATTTGCCCAAGAGATCGAGAATCTCGTCCAACATAATGAAGATATGAACTACATCGATGCTATCATTCACTTCTGTGAAAAGAATAGCATCGATGTTGAGTCTGTTCCGAAACTTATTTCTAAACCACTCAAGGAAAAGATTAAGTATGAAGCTATGGAGTTGAACTTCCTGAAGAAAACTTCCCGAGCAAGATTGGTGTTTTAATTTCATTTTGATGGGAAAAATTTCCCGGCAAAAAAATCCTATATTACTTTTTTGAATGGTGCCTTTCGATACTTATAAGACTTACCTTGCCCTGAAGAATCACTTTACGAAAGATTCTTACGATTATCACAAGTATCAAGGTAAAAGTCGTGCATCTCTTCAGTCCTTTTATAAGAGGAAGGATCGTTATTGGTTTGAGAAACTATCACGACAGAAAGAAGATAAAGAAGTGATAGATTTCTTTGTAGCAAACTTTGTAAGTTGTACTGATCCTCAGACTGTATGGATTGGAGAGATGATTAAAGAGGGAGAATCACGATATAAGTCCTGGCAAAAAAGAATACAATCTCTATCCTATTTGTTTAAGGAAGAGTCGCAACAACTATTTCAAAATAAATTTGAAGAAGTCTTTGACTGTTCAAAGGGACATCCACCCCTTTTAAAGATGTTCCTGATCGGGAAAATTAGTATAGAAACACTGGTAATATACGATAAAATATTCCTGTTTGGGAAAAATTTTGATAAGAAACTAAAAGATCCTGTGTGGGAAACCGTCAGTTTAAAAATGAAAAAGTATTCTCCGTTCCTACATATAGATGTATTCCATTATAAAAAGATACTCAAGCAGATTGTTGGAGGAACATGAGTTTTTTTGATTCGGATCTTGTTCGTGCAGAGATGGCTGAAATCTCAGCATTACAAGAAGATGTATACAGAAATGTATTTGAATTTCCTCGTATGAACAAAGAGGAAAAGTTGTTTCATGTTGCTCTCCTTGAAAAACTGTTGAACAAACAACAGATTCTTTATACTCGTTTGAAACTTTCTGATGATCCTGAGGCAATCAAGATGAAGGAAAGGATCAAAGAGTCTGCTCAGATGATGGGTCTTCCACCTAATGTTGATATGAATGTTATCTTTAACAACATGTCACAACTGCTGGAGACCATGAAGGAACGTATTGACAAGACAGGTTCCGACCTGTAGACTGATGGGGTACACAAAGGCCAAATCCAAACAATCCGAGGTATACAAATGTCTTTTGAAAATCTGAAAAAGCAATCCAAACTGGGTTCTCTCACTGAGAAACTGGTGAAGGAAGTAGAGAAAATGAACACCGGTTCTGGTGGTGCTGATGAACGTTTCTGGAAACCAGAAATGGATAAGACTGGTGTTGGTTCTGCAATCATCCGTTTCCTTCCTGCACCTGAAGGTGAAGAACTTCCATGGGTAAAGATGTACTCACATGCCTTCCAAGGTAACGGTGGTTGGTACATCGAGAACTCTCTGACTACAATCGGTCAGAAGGATCCTGTGTCTGAGTACAACCGTGAACTGTGGAACAGTGGTAGTGAGAAAGATAAAGAAACTGTTCGTAAGCAGAAACGCAAACTGTCTTACTACAGCAACATCTATGTGGTAAAAGATCCTGCTCATCCTGAGAACGAAGGTAAAGTCTTCCTGTTCAAGTTCGGCAAGAAGATCTTTGATAAGATCTTGAATGCTATGCAACCTGAGTTTGAAGATGAAGAACCCATCAATCCCTTTGACTTCTGGGGTGGTGCTAACTTCCGTCTGAAGATTCGTAAGGTTGAAGGTTACTGGAACTACGACAAGTCCGAGTTTGATTCTCCTTCAGCACTGCTGGATGATGATGATGCTCTGGAAGCACTGTGGAAGAAAGAGTATTCTCTCTCTGCAATTGTTGCTCCCGATCAGTTCAAGTCTTATGAGGATCTTGAGAAGCGTCTGAAGTATGTTCTGGGTCAGAAGTCTGCTCGTGCTGCTGTTCAAGAACAGGAAGATGAGTATGAATCTTACACTCAAACTCCTTCTAAGGAAGAGAGTGTGATCGCAGAACTCGAGCAATCTTTTGCTCGCAGTAAGTCTCCTTCACTTCCTAAGATCGAGACTGTCGATGAGGATGAAGATGATGCTCTGAGTTACTTCCAACGACTGGCAGAAGACTGATTACTCAAACAGTCTAATATTATCTCCTCTCTTTAAGGTAGCATTCACATACTGAGTGCTACCTTTTTTATATGGCATAAAGGTATCAAGATCATTAAAGACTACATTCAGATATCTTGGTTTAAGAGCAAAGATATTTCTTTTGTTTTCTTCAATCTGCAATTCATATTCATGATTAGTGATTGTTCTAACAAATGAATCTGATGGAACCTGAACAGAGTATCCTAATGCTTCATCCCAGTATTCATAGTAATAAGAGTTTGCTGTGATTGATGAAGTTTCTGGAACTGTAAACAGAACTTGTTCTTTTCTTGGATCAGATAATATAGGTGAGGCAACATTTGGAACAGAAGGTAACTCGTATCTAAATCCAGTTACATTTGCTCCACTCTGAGCAAGAACTTCTGTTACTGTGAATCTTCCGTTGTATTCATTTTCAACCACATTATTGATAGCAATTTGATCTCCAACTTCCAAATCTGGAATCGAGTTTACCATGTAAACTGTAACTGTTGTCGATGGATTGATAGAATCTCCAGAAGAGATTACAGCAATCTGAGCATTTACCATCTCAAGAAAGTTACCATTTGTCTTCCAAGTTGGTGAGATTCTGAGACCTGCTTCAATAATTGTTTTACCTGAGAAGTTTTTAACCTCTCTAGTTTCATAATGATGAATACCAGCATATAAGTTTTCGTATGAACCATATCTCTCAAGCATTACCTGATCAAAGGTTGCTTGAGTCATCGGCCATTCATCTTGAATGTTCAGAATGTTATTGGAAAGAAGAACTACCCAATCAAGTGTTGAATCTTCATAGAGTTTGAATGCAACATTATCGGGTCTTTCATCTCCGACGATCTTATACTTAGTGAAGAAGTTAAGATTTCCAAAGATATCTTCTCTTAACTTTCCTCTCTTGAAAAGATTTTTGACAGCAACATAGTCTGAGATACTATCAGCATTTGGTTCTCTGCTGACATATTCAAAGTTAGGAACTTGTCTGAAATAAGGTTTTGCCATTTTTAGTAACCCATATCGTCGGAGTTATCGTAGTTGCTGGAGTATATTGGAGTGAGCTCAGAGAACTGCATCGTCACACCATATGAAGTCATAGACCCATCTCTATAGGTCATATAACTTCCGTCAGGAGTATACTCTACGTTAAAATTTGTCAGGGCACATTTTTTAATTTTATTTAAGAAAGGATGTTGTCCACCACCAGAGTATATGTATTTTAATTCAAATATATTTGGTGTTTCTAAGAACAGTCCAGAACTACTTCTTTGAACTGCCATATTTTTCTTGAAGTGTCTTATAATTGTTCTTATTACTTTTGCCTCAGCATCATCTCTTGGAGTAAACGTATAGTTATAATTGAATGTTCTGAGTTGTGGTCCTCTGAAAAGTAGTTCTAAGTTTGGATTTATAACTTTACCAGTAGCACGAGTAAAGATATTTGCCCCTACTGCTTGTCCCGCAAAGTATGCTTTAATGTCATTTTCTGATATTTCATTAAGAGCTCCACCTACAGCACCTTTTAATACGTTTAATGCAGCAGTACCAGCAGCTGCAGGATCTAAATTTGATAGACCAGACATTAATCCTTCGGCAACTCTAGCACCAGCTAGTTGAAGAGGATTTAATTGATCAGCACCCCAATCAACAGAATTGCTATCAGAAATACCTGGATGCATAGGGAGAGCAATTACGGGAGCATTTACTGGTTCAACAGCAACGTCATCTACATCACCTAAATCAAATCCAGTCCCACCAAAAAGATTTTCTGTAGGTTTTCTTTTATAAGTAGTAATCTGTAAGAAATCATAACCACCAGTATTGTTTGCAGGATATCTTAATGTAACACTAGTTGGTGTATTTGGTTGATTATTAGTAGTAGTATTAGTTGCTAAAACTCCACCACTAAATGGCAGATTCTCATCTCCACCGGCAACATTAGGATTTTCTGTGCCAATAGATTGATCTATTGCTCCCCAGTAAGTTGAATCATTTGCCAGTGAACCCATCCAACTATCAGGTGCTGCCAACTGCTCATAATTTCCTTTACCAAAAACATTCACATAGTTAATTGATCCATCACCGTTCAGATTACCTGAAGACGTTGCTGCATCAACCACTGATTGTGGAGCAGGAGTTACTGAAAGTCTTTTTACAGTAGATACCTCCTCACCAACTTCAGTCTGAAAATAGTCTCCACCTAATGTGAACGGTTTACTAGATGCCATTAGACACTTTTTTAGTTATTTAGTTCTGATTTTCCCATAAGGTAATGAACGAAGATAATCAATCTCATTTGACTTCACCAAATGAAGTGCTCCTGCGACTTCTTGCCAGGTATAGTTCCTCATCATTCTCCAGTGATAGTTAAATCCTCTAAATCCCCATCGTTGTACTTCAGTCACAGCAACTAATGGGTGTTCATCATAAGTAATCTCTGGAGTTTTAGGTATGTATATAAAGGTATAATAGTTACCAGGATCAGGAACGTATTCTATTTCTCTGAATACTTCCATGATGCTCATCATAATCAAGTCGGCATCTTCAGAACCATCTAACTTTCTTTTGAGTTGAGATATTCTTGGTGATTGTCTCTGAACTTCTTGTCCGAAACCTTTTGCCATTAACCGATACCTAATTCGTTTTCTGTGATGATACGAAACTCAAGCATTCTATCCTTACACCATTCTTGTGCTGCTCTCCACTTTGCTTCATTCACAGCATAAGTTTTTACTTCGTTAATATAAGTTCTTGTTCTTTTCTTACTTGTTTGAACGGGAGGCATCGTTTGTCTTTTGGGTTTAATCTCAATCACATACTTTTTAATCTCACCAGATTGCTCACGAACCTTAATAATAAAGTCTGGAAAGTATCTTCTGATTCTGCTGGTGGTAGGATCATAGTATGGAATAAAGAACTCTTCACTTCCCCATTCTAAGATGTTTTCGTTTAAGTCACACCACCGACAGAAACGGCGTTCCCAACTGCTACGACAGATAATATTATTGGGATCACCTTTATACTTTTTTGGATACTCAGGTCTATAACGACTCTTGATGCTTTCTGCCATTATACATAATATATCGGTAAAAGTATTTATAGATGGCAGGTATCCGCCCAGAAAGACTAAGAACAAGTGATATCAAATCGAGGTTTTTAAATCTTGCTCAGACCTCTTTATATCGTTTGACACTTCCAGTTCCCTCTGAGGTTTCTTCTTTTATTAGTCAGAGGGGCGTGTATCCGATTGATGTAAATGAAATATCTTTGCTGTGTTGTGAAGCAAATCTTCCAGGTTCTACATTAGCAACTCATGATGTTACGAATGACTATCATGGTGTAAGTGAGAAGATGGTCTATCGTAGACTCTATGATGAGAATGCTGATATGACTTTTTATGTTGATAGAGATTATAAAGTAATAGAGTTCTTTGAAAGTTGGATTGATTTTATTACAGGTGTAGGTGATACTTTTACAAGACAACAATTTGAAAATCCATATGTTCATCACAGAATGGCATATGCTAATCAATATAAAACCAACTTTTATCTTACCAAGTTCGAAAGAGATCATCACTTTAATGGTTCTACAAGAACTTTAGATTACACTTTTGTCTATGGATTCCCAATCAGCATTACATCGATGCCTGTGTCCTATGATGAAAGTCAAATCTTAAAGTGTAATGTATCATTCTCCTTTATTAGATACACTGTAAGTAGAGGACTTGATCCAAGTGAAAGAATTCCTCTACCAGCCCCAATAACTCCACCAGGAGTTCCTCAACCACCAACAGAAAATAATACACCAGTGCGCATTCCAGTAATACCATATACACCTGTTATAAAAGATATAAATGGTCAACCATTCCCTCTTGGTGAAGGTATACCTGGATTGACTGGTGTATTGAATCCTGGAGTTGCATAATAAATATCATTACTGAAACTTCTATAGGTCATTATGCCCTTACCAACTATTGCGACACCAACTTATGAACTTGAGTTGCCATCAACAGGAAAACCAATCAAGTACAGACCATTCTTAGTTAAGGAAGAGAAACTATTGGTCTTAGCACTTGAGACAGAAGATACAAAAGAAATCTCGAATGCTATCAAGGCAGTATTGAAGAACTGTATTCAGACAAAAGGTATTAAGGTAGAAGCACTGCCAACCTTTGATATTGAATATTTGTTCTTAAATATTCGTGGTAAGTCTGTAGGTGAAGAGATTCAAGTGAATCTGATTGCCCCTGATGATGGAGAAACATCAGTGCCTGTGACGATCAATATTGATGAGATTAAAGTTCAAAAGAAAGAAGATCACACCAATAGAATTAAACTTGATGATAATTTGATGATGGAAATGAAGTATCCATCACTTGATCAGTTCATCAAGAACAACTTTGATATGTCTGGTAATGTTGATATTGATCAGTCATTTGATTTGATTGCTTCTTGTGTGGATAAGATTTATAGTCAAGAAGAAGTATGGGTTGCTGCTGATGTAACTAAGAAAGAATTGGTTGACTTCTTAGAGCAGATGAACTCTATTCAATTCAAGCAAATTGAGAAGTTCTTTGAGACGATGCCTAAGTTATCTCATGAGATTACCTTTATAAATCCTAAGACAAAAGTAGAAAGCACTGTAGTGTTGGAGGGATTATCAAGTTTTTTCGCATAGGAATGGTCCATATGGACCTTGAGAACTACTACAAGATTAACTTTGCCTTGATGCAGTTCCATAAATATTCATTAACAGAGGTTGAAAACTTGATTCCTTGGGAACGAGATGTCTATATTGGTTTACTACAACAACATCTGGAAGATGAAAAACTAAGACAGCAACAGAATGGCTGATAACATTCCAAGTTTAGACGATCTACTTAAAGATATTAGGGAAGAGGGTGAACCACAATCATCCTCAGCACTTGCTGTCGTACCAAAGAAACCAGAAGATTTAGTAGAAGAAGATATAGACTCTCAGATTCTTTCTATCTTAGGGTTGGAAGAAGTCTTTGACTTAACTTATGAAGAGTATGCTTCTCTCTTAAAAGAAGCAGCAGTTAAAGGAAGAATGCCAGACTCTCAAATGACAACTGAGAGTATTGAGTTAGTTACGAATGAACTCAAGAGAGTAAGAAATAAGACTGGTAGATTTAAGGTTAAACCAAAGAAAGTTGACATTAATAAAGTATTAGATCGTAAACAACCAACTCCATCTGGTGCGATTGTAAAAGCACAGAAACTTATACCACAAGCAGCAGAGGTAGCACCAGAGCAAGAGAAAAAACCTGTAGTTGATACTGAGAATTTACAGAAAGACTTGTTAAATGGTATTGGAAACATCTTAGAGTCTCTGATCACTATTAGAACTTTACTATCAAGTCAAGGCAAGACAGAACAGAAAGCAGCACAAGAAGATAGAAAAGAAACTGAAAAGAAAAAGAAAAAGGAAAGAGAATCGACATTAGAAAAGAAGAAACCAAAGTCACCAATACTTAAAGCACTTACAAAACCTGTTGATGATTTCTTTGATGTAATTAAAAGATTCTTTAAAAATGTTTTGTTAGGTTCTGTTGTTCTTGCTATTTTTAAGTGGTTAAAGGATCCTAAAAATAAGCAAGCAATTGATGACTTTACTAACTTTATTGAAAATAATCTTGATAAGATATTTAATGGTATCCTTGCTCTTATTGGACTGAGAATTGGTTGGAATATATTCAAGTGGACCCGAAGATTATATAAAGCATTTGATTTTCTAAAGAACAAATTACCTGGAGGAAAACCAAAACCACCTAAAACACCCAAAGCACCAACACCATCTACACCAAAAGTTCCATCTGGACCTAAAATTAGACCGGGAGGTGGAGTTTTAGGTATGGCTGCTGGAATGGTTATAGAATCTGTTCTTGGTGATGTTATTAAAAAATATGTAACGGATCCATTAGAATCAAAATCATTAGAAACTAAATTAAAAGATTATTCTGAACTTCCCACTGATGAAAAAAGAAAAGAAAGAGTAACATTAATCAAAGAAAGAATAAAAGAACTTGAAAAGCATATAAACTCTCCTCTTCACGCGATTGAAAAAGGAATTGCTTTGGGTGGAGAAACTCAATCTGAAAAAAATTTAAGACTTAATAAAGCATTATTAGAATCTATTCAATCCTATGATAAAAAAATAGTATCTACAAAACCTCAAGTTCAACCACAAACTTCTAAAGTACCAGGACTTCCCCCAAGTGCTGCACAACCAGGAACAGGACCTACTGGTAATCAAGTTGGTTCACCGACAACAATAGTAAAACCAGTTATAAGTGGAAGATATGGTGAGCAACGATCTACAGGAGCTCATGGGGGAACAGACTTGGCTGTAGATAAAGGAACACCATTAACTGCAGTTTCTGATGGAGAAATAGTTGATTATGGTGATTTGAATCAAAGTGGTGCGAAGAGAGGGGATCCTGGTGGATGGGGAAATTTCTTAGTTTATAAAGACGATCAAGGAATATATCATTTGTATGGGCATATCCAAGATGGATTCAAGAAGAGTGGTAAGATTAAAAAGGGTGAGCAGATTGCTAAGGTTGGAATGACTGGTAGAACATCTGGTCCTCATCTACACTGGGAAGCAGGAACTGCTTGGAGTGGTGGAACTCTTAGTGGAAAATTTGATCCATTAAACAAATATTCTTCCACAGCACCATTTTCTTTAAATCCATCTGCTGCGGTGGCGGTTGAATCCCCAACTGCTCCAGCAGCACAAGTAGCAAAAACACCAGCACCTACACCATCAATACCTTCACCAACAGGAAGAGGTAATATTGTTCCTTTACCAATACCAACTGGAGGTGGTGCGCAACAGTCGTCAAGTGGAACTGCACCCAATCAAGCACCAGTTCCAAGATTCTCTTCTGAGGATCCAAACAACACAACTACTATGGTTGTCAGAGCAATCTATAACATCGTAGGATAATGTTACCAGCACTCGTCGGATTTGCCGCAAAGGCATTACTACCATCAGAAAAGAAAGTTGATAAGGATAAGTTCTTTGAGAAGAAGAAAGCATCCTCTATTCAAAAGATTGATGATGAAGGTGCTGTAGTAAAACAACCAACGATTCAAAAGAAAACAATATCAACTAATTTACTTCTCCCACCAGCACAAATCAAAGCACTTCCTCCTGCTGCTGAAGTTAAGAAAGATGTAAAGACTGGCAGATTGAATGATATTTTTGATAGAGTTGGTGAGACTCTTCAAGGTATTATTGATGTATTGAGTAACAGAAACCAAACTCAAAAAGAAGAAGAGACTAATAAAAAACAACAGGCAAGAGTAGATGAGAAAAAAGAAAAGGAAGAAAAGTTAGAGAAGGAAGCAAAGAAAAAACCATTTAAGATGCCGAACATAAAGGCACCTGAAGATAAATTCAATATCATGAGATTCTTTGGTAATGTTTTACTTGGATCTCTTGCTCTGGCAATCTTCAATAATCTTGAACAGATTATGGAGACTTTGAAGAATGTTTTTCAAACTATCAAAGATTTTATAACAAAACTTGGTGAGTTTTTTAGTCCTATTTGGAACAGTCTTAAATGGATTACTGGAGAGGGAATGAATTTAGTTAATAAAATTAAAAAGTTTTTTGGAGCAGGGGGTAAAACTGAGGATGAAGAATATGCAGAAAAGGCAAAAGAAGAATTAAAAAAAACCGATGATCTTTGGACTACTATCTCTAAATTTTTTGGATTTGATTCTTCTGATGAAGAGTCGGATATGAAAATTCCAGATAGTACACAACCAGATGAAACATTTCCACCAATATCTGGTGGAGGATCTGACTTTTGGACTTTAGTTGCTGTTGTTTCACGAGAAGATGGTGATCCTCAAGGAAGAGCTGATGTTGCCCAGTCAATTTATAATAGACTTGCATCGGGAGCATATGCAGGAAAAACCATAAGAGAATTAATCTTAGCAAAAACTCAATTCCAACCAACTTGGGATTATCCTAAGAAAGGTAAGTATGGAACTCCAAATCCAGAATGGTATAACATAACTGATGCAAAATCAGCAGCAAAAGCCACTGGAATGAGTGAGGGTGCGATGAATTCTGTTGCTAATCAATTGATGGACCCAACACTACAAAAAAATGCAGCAGAATTTGTTGGAGGAAGAACAGATTTTACTGGGTATTCAAAATCACAATCAGAAAGACAGGGGCAAGTTTTAAGAAAGTCTGGTGATAATTATTTTGGTTGGGATTGGAATTATCGTGGAACTAAAGTTGCTTCAGTACCAAAATTTAATGTTTCTTCGCAACCATCTCCTCAACAAAAATTACAACAGAGACAACAAAAAGCAGATACAACTGCTCAACAAGCAGCACAACAAGCAGCAGCACAAACACAAGCACCTCCTGCTCCCGCATTACCTTCACCACAGCAGGCAGCAGCACCATCATTACAACCAGCAGCACCAGCACAAGCACAAGTTGCTCCAACACAACCAGCACCAGCAGTATCGGCAAGTGTTCCTCAGATTATGCAGCAGGCAGAATATGAGGTTCCTGGTGGTACTCCATCATCTACAATAGTTCCAATACCTATCGGTGGTGGTTCTTCACCGATGATGATGGGTGGTGGAGGAACAAGATTACTTCCTGTTGGAGTATCCAAACAAGCACTATTAAATAGTTACTATCAAGCTCAACTTACTGGGTTCTTATACAAACAAGGATAATGGCAGATAATCAATCAACAAGAGCAGGTAGTATAGGTGCATTTATTCTTCAGTCTGCTGATGGAAGTAAATCTGTTGACATTTCTCCTGGTATCGTTGAGTTAAACTACTACGAAAATATCTTATCAAACTCAGTGTCGATGTCCACAACAGTAATCGATACTGGTTTTACTGATAGTCCTGTTGGCAATAATGGTATTGTCGATGGTCTTCCTATTCGTGGAGGGGAGAGAGCATATATTCTCTTAGAAGATAAACAACCAACACCAAATAAACTTGAGTTCAAAACTCAAAATGATAACTCTTTATATGTGAATCGTGTTCGTGATATTGATCCAGGAACTCAGCAGGACTTATACTCTATTGACTTTGTTCCAAGAGAACACTTTGCAAATGAACAAAGTCGTGTGGTAAAAAGATATGATGGAAACATATCGGATAACATTAAAGCAATACTTACAGAACCTCTCTTTAAGGAGAAAGGATTATTAACTAAGAAAGAAGTTAAGGTTGATGATACTTTAATTGACTACAACTTTATTGGTAATGATAGAAAACCATTCTATGTTTGTACCTGGTTAGCATCTAAGTCTGTACCCAAAGATGTTGGTGAAAAAGATAGTGCTGCTGGATATTTGTTCTACGAAACTTATGATGGATATAATTTTAGATCGATTGATGCCTTGTTTGATCAGAAGTATAAGAAGAAGTATGTTTATACAAACACGGAGTTGAAACCTGAGGAGTATGATGCTAAAGTTCTCTCTTATAATATTGAAAGAGATATTGACTTGAGTAATAATCTTACTCTTGGAACTTATGCAAACCGCAGCATCTTTTTTGACTTCTTTGCGATGGACTATAAGGTTCGTGAATATAATGTTGACGACAATCAGAAAGATGGTATTGTAACTGGTGGTCTTGATGAAATCTTATCTGTATCCGAAGAGTTTAGAAAACCAGTGTCAAGATTAATGAGTCATGTACTTGATGTTGGAACTCTTCCCAAAGGAAAGAATATTGAAGAGCAACTTGCCAACTGGAAGAATAGTCCATTTGATCCAACTTATGATGCTACCAGCACTATGGTTCAATCTGTCATGAGATACAACCAGATGTTCTTGATTAAAATTAACGTAGTAATTCCTGGTGATTTCAGTCTCAGAGCAGGTGATTTGGTTCACTGTGACTTTCCTGGTCTTACGATTGAAAAGAATACAGAAGTAAACAAGAAAAGTGGCGGCATATATATGATAGCAAGTTTGTGTCATCGCATTACCCCAAGAACTACTTTCACAAGTATGACTCTCGTAAGAGATAGCTTTGGCAGAAAACCTTTCTAAGAGACCAAAATGACAGACAAATCACTCCAACAACATATCAACGACGACAAGGATGAACTCGATGATCCTAATACCAGTGGTCAACGTCGTCGTCATTTAGAGGATGAAGTAGAACATCTTGAGAAGTATCAAGCAAATCATCCCGACACCGATCACGATCCCACTGGTTTTGAAATGTATTGTGATGAGAACCCTGATGCATTAGAATGTAGAGTCTATGACAGTTGAGCAAGGTTTATTTAAGAGACATTTTGTAGGAAGAGATAACTTCATTTGGTGGATAGGTCAAATCGTTGACGAAACCAAATGGAGTGGAAACATTCCTGGATATAGAACCAGAACTACAGATGATCATAAAGGATTTGAGTATCGTTATAAGGTTCGCATTATGGGATACCATACTGCAGTTCCTTCAGAACTTTCTGATGATGATCTTCCTTGGGCTTCTTTGATGTATCCAGTAACTGCTGGTGCAGGAACTGGTGGACTGTCTCAAACACCAAACCTTAAACAGGGTATGTTTGTGTATGGATTCTTCTTGGATGGAGAAGACGCACAACAACCAATCATTATGGGTGTGATTGGATTTAATGATTACACTCAAGTCTTAAATAATATCCCTGATGCAGGATTTCTTCCCTTTGAAGGTTATAAGTATGCGGAAGAACGAGTAGCAAAGGCTTCGATGCGAACAGAGAGGGAAGATCCTTTAGCAAAACAAAGTGCATCGTCTCCAAGTCAAGTAGGAATAAACACAACAAAGGTTCAGGGTGTAACTGGATACAACTCTCTGACTGATGCTGCATCAAAACAACAATATGATAAAGGTAAAAAGCAACATAGTATTCCTAAGACATCTGTATGTGAGAAGCAACCCTTAGGTCAAATTCAGTTAGATATTCTAAATCTTGTACAAGATATTGAAAAGGCAAGAAAATCACTGACCGATTGGGAAACAAAGGTATCTACAAATATTGAGAATGTTCAAAGATGGATTGAAGATAAAATAAAGTTTGTATCGGACAAAATTACTCAAGGAATTGAGTGGATTATTACTGAGATAGAAAAACAAACAATCAATAGAGTCAATAATGCACTAAAGGATACTTACTTTTTACTCTTCCCAAATGAAAGACCAAACTTAAAAACTGCTGTAGAAACTGCTAATGATCTTCTTGCTTGCTTATTCAAAAAGATAATTGGCAATCTTTTTAACTTGGTTTCTAAGTTATTAACTTCTTTGTTTGATAAACTTATAAATGTTCCTATTTGTTTTGCTGAACAGTTTACTTCAGTTATTCTTGGTAGTGTATTGAATGATATTCTTTCTGGAGTTACTTCTGTTCTTGGATCTATAAGTGGTATTGTTGGAACAGCAATTAATATTGCTGGAGACATCTTAGGATTTATTGCAGATATATTTTCATTCCTTACTTGTGATACAAAACCCGAATGTCCTGAGGTAGATACATGGAGTCCTTGGGATGGTCCTGATAAGACTGCTTCTTTTGATATTCAAGGTCTTATTGGTCAGGTAAAGGATTTTGCCAGAGATACTGTTGATCAAGTTGGTGGTGGTATTGGTGCAGTTGAAAAAGCAATTGGTTCTATTCAAGGAACTATTTCATCCGCAGTAAATGGATTTGAAACCAGTCCTTTAGGTGGAACATGTAATGTGGGTCCTTTCCGTTGTGGTCCACCGATTGTTGAGTTCTTTGGTGGAGAAGGATCAGGAGCTACTGGAAATGTAATCATCGGATTCACTGGTGAAATTTTAGGAGTTGATATCATTACCGAAGGTGGAAACTATGCAGAACCACCATTTGTGAAGTTTAAAGATAACTGTGGCAAAGGATCTGGTGCTGTTGGTAGAGCAATTCTTGAGTTTGATCCTGAGGTTCCTGTTCCAATTCAAAACAGAACTGATAGTGCTCAAGGTTGTATTCCTTTGAGTGGATTAAAAAATGGTAGAGTTGTTGATGTTATAATCGAAGAACCTGGAAAGAATTATCTTTACTCTTATGATGGTAGTGAAGGTGGAGGTGGAAGAACCTTTGCTAATTACTGCGAAACGATGGTAAGAAGAGCAAGTGGTTGTTACGATCTTCCTTATGTTTCTGGTCAAACCATACAATTAAATCCTGGAGACTGGATTAAGTATCCAAATTCAACTGCTGCTGTTAGAGTTACAGAGGCACAAACAGTGACTGCTCCAGTATGTGGTGATTATGATTCTTCAAATCCACCACCAGGACCACCACCAGTATTCAGACAACCAGATCCATTCAACCCACCAAAACCAGTTGATGATGAGAACTATCCTATTGATATTGAAATAATAGATTATGTTCCTTTGGATCCTGGATATGATTATAAACCAGGAGATCCGATTATTGTTGTTCCTACCCCATCAGATGATCCTAATGAGGATATTGTACCTCCAACAGATGTAGATGATCCTGATGGTGAAGTTGAAGAGGTTGATCCAGGTGGTGGCATCACAAAAGTCACAGTTATAAACAGAGGTCCATATACTAGTTATCCAAATATATTTGTTATAAGTAATACTGGATTTAATGCTAAACTTGTTCCAAGATTTAGAATTAATCGTCTAACTCCAGAACAAGTTGAAGAAAGAATAACTTCAGGACAACCAATACTTTCTGTGATTGATTGTGTTGGTAAAATACCACCTAAACAGCAGTTTGATATAGTTCCATAATGGCACAGAAAAAAGATAGATACCAGACAAGACAGGGAACTCACCATAGTGAGACTAAACGTGGTCATATTCATAATGACAACAATCAGTCTGCTTATATGGTGCGAGCAGGTGATGATGGTGGAAGACATTACTTAATGATGGATTCCACTGGAAGCACTGAGGGTGGTAGAAAAGGATCTACTCACGTTGTATGTCCTGGAACTTTTAATCTTATTGCTGCTGAGGATGTCTCCAAAAACATTCCTGGAATATTCATGGAGGCAGAAAGTGGAGACTTTATTATCAACGTACCAAAAGGTAGACTAAGAATTTGTGCAGAGAACGTTGATATTCGTGCGACTGGGACAGGGAATGAAAAAGGTGTTATAATATTAGATTCTGATGAAAAAATTATTTTAAAGTCTCAGCAAATTGATATAGATAGTAAAGTATCCACCAAAATATTCTCAGAAAAAACTGTAGAGTGTATTGGTAAGGGAATTCTTAACATCTATGGTGGTTTAGTTGATGTTGCTGATGGTGCAACAAAGATTAAAGGATCTAAAGGTGGAATCTTTACAAATGAACTTAGATTTGTGTTATAGGAAATATGAAAGTACCTGATTTATTTGTTGGAAAGAGATTATTTGTAGGTATAGGAAACCCCGAGTGTTTAGGTAGAGGTCCACTTGAAATTCGTGGATCTGCATACTTAGAAGGTCCAACTATTACTGGATCTCCATTAACTTTCCCTAATGTCTGGGGAACCGTAATGATTGGTCCTCTTGCAAACTCAGAATCTCCTCCACCAATTATTCCTGGCGTTCTGGTTGCTTGTGGAATCGTAAATAATTCTCCGTACTCACTTTCTGTTGTTGGTGATGCTGCTATTTTCTCCAATTTGGATGTAGATGGTATCATCACTGCAGGAGCAATCGTAAGAGCAGGAGCACTCATTCAATCTCAAGGAGATGTTGTTGCTTTCTGTGGTGCTCATAGACTTTCTGCTAAGAAGAACTTTGATATTCCTCACCCAACAAAGGAAGGTTGGAGACTTACTCATACTTGTGTAGAAGGTCCTGAAGCAGCAGTTTATATTCGTGGAAGAGTGAGATCGAATGAAATAAGACTTCCTGAATATTGGAAAGGTCTTGTTGATATTACCACCATTACTGTAAATCTAACAGCAATCGGTGCTCATCAAGATGTTATCATCAAGAGATGGGATGACGAAAAAGTATATCTTCAAGCAAAAGGAGGTATGCCTATCGATTGCTTCTATCACATCATGGCAGAAAGAATCGATACAGAAAAACTTATTCCAGAATATGAAGGATCTATTGAAGATTATCCTGGAGATAACTCTCAAAGATCGATTGCTGGATATCATTATGATACTAAGGAGTAAATAAATGCCTGAATTTAGTGGTTTTACACCAAGAGAAGCACCAGAATTACCTGATGATCCAAACTCTGGTAGTTTGAGTATTGCTGGAGGTGGTTCTTTTGGATCCTTGGTCGTAAGTGGAACATCAACATTATCTGTTGTTTCCGCAGGAGTTACTGTTGGTCTGGGAACAACTTCAGCACCATCAAACTCTCAACTTACCTTTGAACTTACTAGTGATACAAACTTAAGAATCAAGGTCAGGGGATCTGATGGTGTGTTAAGGTCTGCAAATATTACTCTCGCATGACCCTTGACAGGGCACCCGTGACCTGCTATATTACTAAGGTAATCAACGGACGAACCGAATGCAAGACGAGTATCTGACACGATGCGTGGTTGATCCAATCAAACGAACCGTGTATCTGTACTCCAGTGAGGGGTCGGAAAAGGAAGTGGTCTGTGAGACCGTGGATGAATTTATGAACGTGTTAGACTTCGTTCGTGCCACAGTGGATGAGGATACTCTCTCCTACGCAAATCCACTTTAAGTTCCATTTTTGGGGGGAAAAATTCCCGGCAAAATTTTAGTCCTATTACTTTTTCAAAATGCGTCCAGAGACAAGACAATCGATGGAAATGCTGTTCTCAGCAAAATGGAATGTGCCAACTGCAGCAGTAAACTGTGGTCTGACTAATAAAGAGATGAAGATTACATTTAATGAATACTGTCGTTTACATCCCCCCACTTATGTGGTAGAATCTAACAATCAACTCAGTCTTCTCTGAGTTTTTTTATGCCCGTGTAGCCCAGCGGAAGAGGCAGTGGACTTAAAATCCATCCAGGGTCGGTTCGAATCCGACCACGGGTATGAGGTTTATCCTCTAAATAACCAAAAGTAATAGGAACCTTCCTATGAAGTACAGAATTGATGCCAGATATTGTTGGTACAATAAAGGAACGATGATTGTTCTGATGTATTTCATAAATCAAGTTCCGTTTACTTTTGATGAACTTCCAGACGAATCCATTTACGATCTGGAACTAATCAAATTAGCAGATAACGAAAGACGATTTGAACCTGAGGACTTATACTATTCATCATTCTATTTGATTGATGAAGAATGCCATCCGATGTTATTTGAAGTTGAACTGGAAAATCCCGAATTAATGCCAAATGATTGATTTACAATATGAGTCTAATTTTATCTTTCCAAAAGACTTATACATCAAGTTTCGTGCTCCAAATGCAGAAGAATTTATTGATGCTTTAGAAAAAAATCCTCAGATGGTAAAAAATGATCAATTTGAGTGGGGGAAATTATACAGTTCTCCGGATAAAGTCCCCTTAGAAAATGATGAATGGCAAAAATATTTAATTCCAAGTCTAAACAAATTTTCGGAAATTACAAAATTAAATTTCGGTTGGAAAGTTATTAATTGCTGGTTGAATTTATATAAAAAAGGTGATTATCAAGAAATTCATAATCATGATGGTATTTTTAATGAGATAGCAGTTAATTTGTCTTGTGTGTTTTTTGTAAATAATGGTGAAAATTTTTCAGACTTTTATTTCTTTGATGTAAATCATAGTCACATAAATCATTTGTGGACTGAAATTTATAGATCTTCGACGGTTTTTAAACTTCATGCAGAAGCTGGAGATATATTGTTTTTCCCAACTCATTTGTTTCATAACGTCTCTCCACATAAAAGTGATATTATTAGAAAAACATTCTCGGCAAATATCATGGTTACTGAAATTAAACCTATGGAACCTCAGTAAAGTTTATATACATAATTTAATATGCCTCTTTAGCTCAGCGGTAGAGCAACGGTTTTGTAAACCGTTGGTCATCGGTTCGATTCCGATAGGGGGCTTAAGTGATAAATTTAATTTATGATTTTAAAGTATAATTATTCTCATATTATAAGCAAAGAAGATCAAAAGAGAGCAATAAAACTTACTGATAATTTAATTAGAAAGGGAGATTGGCATAAAACATCTCCAAAATTTCAAACTTTGCCAAATTTGCACACTTATGAAGAATTTAAAATATTTACAAATACTTTCATAGACTCTTGTTTCAATTATTTGAATATTATTTTTGATTATAAAATCAAAATGTGGGTGTATAGAGATAATAGATTTAATAGTAAAAAGAAAAACCCATCACAGCAGTGGCATGAACATTCGTCAGGTAAGTTAAACAGACTTTCTGGAATATATTACTTACAAAATTTAAGAAATGAAGGAACAGAATTTAAAAATTTTAACGTAATACCTGAATTATATACTTGGTACATATTTCCATCACATCTTTTACATAAACCACCAGTAATAAAATCTTTTAGAAATAGATATACTATAGCAGCCGATTTTGAGTATAGTTAAAAATGTCACTTATTTCACAACAAGACCGTAAGATGGTCATAGAAGCACTTGAATATTATGTTCAAAAACTTAAGGAAGATAATCGCACAGAAGCTTCCATTACTTCATTTCAAACCCTCCTTAACTGGATCGAACTGGAGCATTTCAAAAATGAAAATTAATCTTTGGTATTGTTCTGATATGAATCAGTGGCGTTGGACTTTGACTGATAATACCCGTCCTATTTGTAGACAAGAATCTGGACAAAGACCTTTTCTTCGTGATGCGATGAATGACGTTGCTAACACTGTAGAATATATGTTAGAATGCAAACAAAGTGAGTAAAAATACTTAGATGAAATCAGATTTTTATATAGATAAGGTAGGTAAAGAAGAAATCAAAGATCTTCTTTATACCTATCATTATCTTAAAGACGAATCAAAAGATTTTAAATCTGGTTTCAACTATGGGCTTTTCAGATCCTCGGTTTCTGACATTCTTAGGGTTGGTGGTTGCTTGGGCACTTGTGTCTTTACTGGCCTCCCCGTCCCAGAAATAGCAGTAGGTGCTTTTGGATTACAAAGGCATGAGCAAGATGGTATCTATGAACTTTCAAGACTTTGTATTCATCCAGATGTTCAGAAAGAAGAATATAATATCACATCTTGGTTCGTCAGTCGTTGCATAAGGAGATTTAGAAAAGATGCCTCAGTTCGTGCTATTCTTAGTTACGCTGACTCTAATCACCACACTGGAGTTATATACCGAGCTTGCAATTTTCAATACTACGGTCTAACTACACCTAAGAAGGATTTTTATTATGCTGACGGAACTAAGCATTCTAGAGGTAGCATTAGAGGTGTTGATGGTGAGTGGAGGGATCGCTCTCGTAAACATCGGTATCTTATGGTATTCGATGAGGGACTCAGAAAAAGGTTGACATGGAAGGAAGAAAAGTGGTAATATATAAGTGGTGATACTGAACCAAAACCCCTTCCGTGTGGCTTGAGAACCTCCTTCGGGAGGTTTTCTTGTATCATAAATAATCCATAACGGAAACTATAAGCATTAATAAGATGGGTCTCTCCAGATTAGATAATTTTCTGAAATCAACTCGTGGAACCATTCTCTATGTTGATCCAAGCAGTTTAGATTCGACCGATAGTATCGAGAATCAGGGAAACAGTCTCGCAAGACCTTTTAAGACGATTCAAAGGGCACTGATCGAGGCATCTAGATTCTCGTACCAAAGAGGATTAGATAACGATAGATTCAATAAGACCACGATTGTTTTATATCCTGGAGATCACCTTGTAGATAATCGTCCTGGTTATATTCCTGATGGAGCCAACAACTTTAGACTTCGTAGTGGAGCAACGACAGATAATCTTCCTCCATTTGATTTAACAACTAATTTTGATCTTACAACCGAAGATAACGCACTTTACAAACTGAATTCAATTCATGGCGGAGTTATTATTCCTCGTGGAACTTCAATTGTTGGTATGGATCTTCGTAAGACTAAGATTCGTCCTAAGTATGTTCCAAACCCAGAAAATGATCAGATTGAGAGATCTGCAGTTTTCCGTGTAACTGGTGGTTGCTATCTTTGGCAGTTCAGTATTCTTGATGCTGACCCAAATGGAATTTGCTATAAGGATTATACAACTAATATCTTTGTTCCTAACTTCTCGCACCACAAACTCGCAGCATTTGAGTATGCTGATGGTGTGAATAATGTAAGTATTGCTGATGATTTCCAGACTTATTCTACAGATAGAACTGATCTGGATATGTATTATGAGAAGGTTGGTATTGTTTATGGACAAGCAAGTGGTCGTCCAATTGAACCTGATTATCCTTCATCTACTCTCGATATTCAGGCAGTTGTTGATGAATATCGTATCGTTGGTTCTCGTGGTGCTGAAGTTGGTATTTCCAGCATCAAAGCAGGTAATGGTATTACTCCAACAACTACAATTACTGTAACTCTCCAAGAGGAACTTCCTGGTCTGAATGTTGATACTCCTATCAGTATTCAAGGAATTACTGCTGCTGGTTATAACGGTCAATATGTTGTATCTGAAGTTAATAGTTCAACTGAGATTGTTTACCAAGTACAAAATGCTCCTGCAAATGCTCTTCCATCAGCAACTGGAGCAACTCTGAATATTGCTGTAGATACAGTAACTTCTGCTTCTCCTTATATCTTCAACATCTCCATGCGTTCTGTTTATGGAATGTGTGGTCTACTTGCTGATGGTAGCAAGGCTGATGGATTTAAGAGTATGGTTATTGCACAGTTCACTGGTATTGGACTGCAAAAAGATGATAAAGCATTTGTAAAATACGATTCTACATCAGGAACTTACAAAGACTATACTGTTATTAGTAGTCTTCATACAGATTCTCGTGCTAAATTCAGACCCGAATATGAGAACTTCCATATTAAGGCAACTAATAATGCATTCTTACAGTTAGTATCCATCTTTGCAATTGGTTACGCCCAGCACTTTGTTGCAGAATCTGGTGGTGACCACTCGATTACTAACTCAAACTCTAACTTTGGTGCAAAGTCTTTAGTTGCTTCTGGATATAGAAATGAAGCATTCCCAAGAGACGATATTGGATATATTACTCATATCATTCCACCAAAAGAAAACGTAGAAACTGAAACAAGTATTGAGTTTGTTGCAATTGATGTTGGTGTAACTACTTCTGTTTCTGCAGGTGCTGCTACTACAAGTAAGTTGTATCTTTATAATGAATTAAACAGAGATGTTCCTCCAACAACTACAATTGATGGATATCGTGTTGGTGCAAAACAAAACGATAGATTATTCGTTCAGATTTCTCAGGCAGGAATCACTACAGAATATTCGGCAAGAATCATTATGCCAAATACGGCAGGTGGTTCTGAAACTTCTTATCAGAAATCTTTTGCTGTTGGTAGAAATGCTGGCATTAATAGCATTACAGCAAATGTAGTGACACTTGGACAAAATCATACATTTATTTCTGGAGAATCTATCAGAGTATTTGCCGAGAACGGTCATTTACCTGATGGATTAGAAAATAATCAAGTATACTATGCGATCACTAATACAATTGATGGTGCTCTTAATGCAAATCAAATTAAGATTGCACAGTCACTAAATGATGCTCTCAGAAATTCATCTCTTACTATTAACAACAAAGGTGGAATTCTTAAAGTTGTAAGTAGAGTATCCGATAAATTACCAGGAGAAATTGGACACCCTGTTCAGTTTGATACTCAGTGGTATGTAAACGTTGCTACTGCTTCTTCAGAAAATTCACTTTATGGTGCAATTGTTGGACTTGGAACTGCAAATCTCGGACAAGCAACACCAAGATCATACATCAAGAGAACTCCAGATACTCGTAGTATAATTGACACTACATATCGTCTGAGATATGTCCTTCCTAAGGATTCAAGTCTCTCGGCAAGACCTCCTCTTGATGGATATATCATCCAAGAATCTGGTAATGTAATTGGTTCTGGAACAACAGAAATTGTAAAATATTTCAATCCATCTACAGCAACTCTTTCCAACTCAACAGAACTGAGAAACTTTAGATTCATCGCAAATGCTGAGTGGGATGGAACTTATGCTAAGATCACCACAGAACTTCCTCATAATCTTACTGTAGGTTCTCAAGTTGAAGTTATTAACATAAAGAGCACTGCAAATCCTGTAGGTGTTGCTAACTCTGAATATAATGGAACCTTTACTGTTGCTGGCATCACAAGCACAAAACAGTTTAGTTATGCTCTGGATAGCAATCCAGGAACCTTTACAAATGATACTTCAGTAAGAAATTCAAGTCTCCCTTACTTCAGAAGAAAGACTTTTGCGGGAACTTATCAGATTTACAGAAGCCAAGAGATCAAAAAGTATGTTCCTGGCATCCAAGATGGTGTTTACCACTTAATTGTTACAAATTCATCTAACTCACCTACAGTCGAACCATTTACATCATTAAGATTCTCTCAACCAATTCAGAATCTTTATCCTCAAACAAATAGAGATAATGTAGTTTCTGATCCAGAAGCAGCAACTTGTTTTGCACTTCCAGACACAATCGGTCAAGTTGTTGTAAATGATTCTCAGAGAAGTATCACTAAAGAATCATTAGGTGCTGGATTCCTTGATTTTAATGTTGGTGTTGGTCTAACAAATGTAGTATCAAACTCAGCAGGAACTGCACATACATTCTATACCAGACTTGATCATGGATTTGCTGGTATCACTTCTGTCAGTATTGTAACTGGAGGTGCTGCTTATGGTTCTGGTTCTTCCGGAAATGCATATAATGCAAGACTTGTGGGATTTGCTGGTTCCACAACAGGTCAAAATGCAACTGCACAAGTAACCTTTGATAGTTCTGGAACAATTACTTCTATCCAGATTATGGATGGTGGTAGTGCATATGGTATTGGTAATACACTCTCTGTTGTAGGTATTGCAACAACAACTGGATTTACCGAGGCGGTTGTTGAAGTTACTCATATTGAAGACTCAATTAATAACTCTATTCATCTTTATGGAGTTACTCCAGAGTCTAATAATGAATACAATAGTCTTTACAGAATCTCTGGAATTACTACTGGAAATACTAAACAGTTTGAAGTTGTTTCTGCAAATCCAATCAACAATCCATCTCAAGTTGGTCTTGGAATAACTGCAACTCTAACCTCAAATGCTGTTTCTGCTGGTAAGGCTCTTGGAGTTTCCACAATTTCTTACCTGCCTTCTTCTGGTTTATCGACAATTACATTCTATAATGCTCATGGATTGTTTGTTGGTAACAAGGTAAGAATTGGTGGAGCATCTGATAACTTCTTCAATAAAGATGTAGTTGTAACTAAGATTAACGGACAATCATCTCTGACTGTTAATGTTGGACTCGGAACAACTGTTGTTGGAACTGGAGGAAGCATCTTTGTTTACAGATATGCAATTTCTTCAAACTCTGGTGATGTTACTAATGATAATGAAAATATTGGGGGAAGACTTCTAACTGAATATGCTGGTATTACAACGACTCTGAATGCTGATATTCTTGGTAGTGATCCAGATACAACTCCACTTACAATTGTTGGGGCAGATACCTTAGGATTAAAAATTGGTGATTATCTGCAAGTAGATGAAGAAATTTTCAGAGTAAAAGAAACAGTATCTGGAAACTCTGTAAATGTTTTCCGTGAGTTGTTTGGAACTTCAAGAGAAACTCATACAACTGGAACAATAGTTAAGAAGATCAATCTAAGACCAATTGAACTTCGTAGAAATTCTATTATCCGTGCATCAGGACATACATTTGAGTATCTTGGTTTTGGTCCTGGTAACTATTCAACTGCATTACCAGAAAGACAAGATAGAATTGTTTCTCCTCAAGAAGAACTGATTGCTCAAAGTACAAAAGTTGACGGTGGTATTAGCATCTTCACTGCGATGAACAGTGATGGCGATTTCTATACTGGCAATAAGAAAGTCAACTCAGCAACAGGTCAAGAAGAAGTATTTGATGCACCTGTTCCAACAGTAACTGGTGAAGAAATTGATACTGGAAATATCAGTGTTGGTTTTGATGTTCTGACACCACTCGAAGCATCAATTACAAGGTCACTGAGAGTTGAAGGTGGTCCTGATGGAAATCTTGTTTCCGAATTTGATGGTCCTGTTATCTTTAATAATAAAATTACATCAAATTCAAGTAAAGGTATTGAGGCAACTTCACTCTTCCTTCAGGGAACTGAGAATGTTTCAAGAAAATATACCATTAGCAATACAAAACCAACTCTTGCTGGTAACTATGGTGATATCAACTTTAATTCGTTACCAAACAAGTATGGATTTGTTGGTTGGAGTTATGTAACTACAAACACTTGGGAACCATTTGGATTTATCGGTGGTCAAGGTGTTGGTATTTCATCTGGTGGTTCTTATGTTGGTTTCTCAACTTTACTGAATTTGGTTGCTACTGGATTTACTTTTGGTGTATCTTATGATTCAGCATCAGGCATTAGCACTATTACTTGGGATGCTGATCCAAGAATTGGAATTTACACTGGAGCAAATGCATCAAACTTCTTAGGAAGAGTTAAAAATCTCAACTTTGTAGGTGGAGCAATTACTCTATCTGGTGGAACTGATGTAGGTATTGCAACAATTTATATTTCAACTACAGGAGTTGCTGGAACAAATCCAGGACTTCCTTTAAACTCCTTACAGTGGAATAATAATGATGCGTTTAATGGAACTCCAATTGCTTTCTATGATCCAAATCTTGGTCAAATTAGATTTGGAAGTGATACTAATATTCTGAATTCAATATTCTTTAATAGTGCAGGTTCTGTTGGTTTTGCATCTACTCAACCAACATCAAAAGTTGAAATTGTTGCAGATAATGAAACCTCACTCTATATCAAGTCTACAAGTGGAACTGATATTGTAAGAGTTGATAATTCACTGAATGATACAACTCCATTCATTATTGATGCAAATGGAAGAGTTGGTATTAATACAGGAACTACTGTTGCGGCTCTTGATGTTGTAGGAAATGCTGCTATTACTGGAGCAGTTAGAATTTATGAGATTGACAGAAGCAATTACGTTGGTCTTCAAGTTGGTTCTTTAGGTTCAAATCTAACCTTCACACTTCCAACTTCTTATGGTAGTGCTAATCAGGTTCTGACTGATAATGGATCAGGAACTCTTTCTTGGACTAGTGTTTCTAGACAGAATGTTGCTGCCGGTAATGGCATTTCTCTTACAAATGCAACTTCTGGTGGTATTACAACTTCCACGATTACCAACACAGGAGTTACAAAAATAATCGCAGGACTTGGAGTTTCCATAAGCCCTGCGAGTGGAACTGGTGATGTAACTGTTACCGCAAGTGGTGGTTCTGGAACTTTATATCCATTTACTACTCGTGGATTTAGTTATGTCTTAATTTAAGATCCATCTTCTTTGATAACAGCAATATTATAAGGACCACACACGGCACTGAATGATTGATTTGGTGCCAACATCACTTCTTTTGGTAGTGGTCCTGATGCTGATACTGCAGAAACTCCTGCCCAGTTAACAGCAGTTGCATTCGAAAGAAAGTTAAGAATAACACGGACATTTTTACCTGTGTTATTTGTATATGTTGGATTTGATGCTCCACTAAAAACTTGAGATGCCATATCAGGTCCCATCCTCTTTGATTACGATAGCATTATAAGCACCACAAACAGAAGTAAATGATTGTCCGTTTGCAAGCATTATTTCTGTTGGAAAATTTCTATTTGTTGATGGAACTAGATTTAATGTTCCCGTTGCTGGATTAGGTGGAGACGTTGGAACAGAACGTGGATCTTGAAGTGTAAAATCAATAGGTCCATTAATAGTTGCTCTAAATATATTATCATTACCACCAGGTATAATTCTTGCATTAAGATATCCTGTAGGTATAGTCATAGTAAAATTAGATGCACTATAAGAAATAGGAACATCTTTACCAATTGTGGTAGCACTTGCAGTTACTGTTACTCCTGCCCAAGTCATCGAAGTAACATTAGACATATAATTAATAATTAATCTAACATTCTGACCTGTATTATTTGTATAGGAAGCATTATTTGCTCCACTCAATATCTGAGACGCCATATTAATTCTTAAATGCTTTTCTTGTATTTATAAATAAGTAAAAAGGTTGGCGCTCTCCACCGATGGCATTTCAAAAGAATTTTGTCGTAAAAAACGGGTTAGAAGTTAGAGATAATCTTATATTTGCTGATAATGAGGCAAATACGGTTGGAATTGGGACTACTATTGCCGAAGAAAAACTTCAAGTAAATGGTGGAATTGGTGGTACAAGTATTGTTTTAAGTGGTGTCGGCACCATACCAACAATCAAATCCACAAATGCTCTAATTGATAATGGATATATAAATTCTGGTATTGTAACTTCGATTACTGGCACGGGACTAACATATACTACCGGTAATTTTAATATACTTAATGCCACTACAGGTAACATAGTTTCTGGAGTAGTAACAAACTTAACAGGAACTATATCAACTTATACCACTGGTAATTTTACTACAGGTAATCTCACAACACTTAATGCCACCACTGGTAACATAGTTTCTGGAGTAGTAACAAATCTCTCCGGGACTATATCAACTTATACGAGTGCTAATCTCACAACACTTAATGCCACCACTGGTAATATAGTTTCTGGAGTTGTTACTAATCTTTCTGGTACTATATCAACTTACACCACAGGTAATCTCACAACACTTAATGCCACTACAGGTAACATAGTTTCTGGAATTGTTACAAACTTATCAGGAACTATATCAACTTATACTACAGGTAATTTTACCACACTTAATGCCACCACTGGTAATATAGTTTCTGGAGTTGTTACTAATCTTTCTGGTACTATATCAACTTATACTAGTGCTAATCTTACCACACTTAATGCCACCACTGGTAATATAGTTTCTGGAGTTGTTACTAATCTTTCTGGTACTATATCAACTTATACTACAGGTAATTTTACCACAGGTAATTTTACCACAGGCAATCTCACAACACTTAATGCCACCACTGGTAATATAGTTTCTGGAGTTGTTACTAATCTTTCTGGTACTATATCAACTTATACTAATTCATATTCAACAACACTAAACTCAGGAACAGTTTTAACATCAAATCTTTATGCAGTTTCTGGTGTTGTTACTTCTGTCAGTGGTTCTGCATTAAATTACACAAATATATCAGGTTCTCGTTTAAATGTTTCTGGTGTTTCTACAGTTGGATCACTTTCTATTGGTTCGACTCAGATCATTAGTTCAGGTAGACAACTTCAAAATATAGTTTCTTTAGATTCTACCACCACATCCACAGTTCAGAATGCAATCACATTCCCTAATAGTTTTACCAATATTCAAGTAACAGGTATTGCTACTATTGGAACTGTTAGAATTAACTCTGGTATTATTAGTGCAACATCGGGTGTTGTAACTTATTATGGAGATGCTACATATCTACAAAATATTCCTCCAGGTAATCCAAGTGGTTCGGATACTCAAGTTCAGTATAATAATGCAGGATCATTTGGTGCAAGTAGCAACTTCACTTTTAATGGTGGAACTGTAACTGTAGGATCTGCTGTTACTATAAATGCAACAGGAATTAATGCAAATTCTGGTGTTATTACAGCAACTACTTTTGTTGGTTCTTTGAGTGGTAATTCAACTACTGCAACTACTGCTACTAACGCAAATAATATTAATGTTGCTGATGAAAGTGCTGATACTACTTGTTTCCCCGTATTTACAACCGATGCAACAGGAAATCAGGCACCTAAGACAGATTCTAGTTCTTTAACATACAACGCATCTGCAGGAACTTTATCAGCAACTAATTTTAGTGGAACTACTGCAACAATATCGGGAAATTCTTCAGGAAATATTGTAAGAATTACTCAAGAAGGATCTGGAAATGCTTTATTAGTTGAAGACTCTGCAAATCCAGACACAACTCCTTTTGTCGTTACTGGTATTGGTAGTGTTGGTATTGGAACATCAGCACCAATTAACACCTTAGATGTTCATGGAACTCTCCGACTTGCAAGACAAGATTCGGTTTCTGATGGTGGAGAAATGGTCTTTGCCAGATCATCAGATAATACTAATGCATGGGCTATTGATGTATTTGGAAGTGGTTCAAATCCAAACTTTAGAATTACAGATTCTACTCAATCAGCAACAAGAATTCATATTGGATCTGGTGGTAATGTAGGTATTGGTTCTACTGCAACATCAAGACTTCATGTATTTGGTAATGCAAATATAACTGGTATAATAACTGCAACTCAAACATCTACAGTTTTAACAAATTATTCCGAAAAAATAAATGCTTTAGGAAATACAGGAATTGCAGCAACCGTTAATCTTGCAAATGGAAATTTTGTAACAGCAACTCTCACTGATAATTGCACATTTACTTTCACGACAGGTATTGGAACAGGTGCTCAATCATTTACATTATTCTTGACAAATGATGCAACACCAAGTAGAACAATTACTTGGCCAGTAACTGTCAAGTGGCCTGGTGGATCTACTCCAGTTAGAACAGAAACTGCAAATAAGACTGATGTATATTCATTCTTTACCTTTGACAACGGATCTAACTGGTACGGAACTCTGTCTATATACAATTACTCATAATTAATTCTCTATGAAAACACAATATAATGACTTTATTGGGATGTACCAAGAGGTATTCCCAGATGGATTTTGTAGTCACGTAATTTCTGAGTTTGAAAGATTATTAGTATCTGGTGCTTGTTCCAACCGTCAGGATTCTGAAGGAATAACAAAGACAAGAAAACAAGATTTTCATTATTTCTTGAATATGAGAAATAATGTGATGTCAGATTTTAATAATGTTCCAGTTTTAGATATATTTTTTAATAGTCTACAGAATTGTTTTGATGATTATGTAAGTGAATTTGATATTCTAAGAGATTACAACTTAAGATGTACATCGGTTAAAATACAAAAAACAGATCCTGGGGCAGGATATCACGTTTGGCACGCAGAACAAGGTCCTGATGCTGATTCCTCAAGATGTTTAGTATATTCCGCATATCTAAATGATATTGATGATGCAGGAGAAACTGAGTTCTTGTATCAGAAACTTAGAGTTCCACCAAAAGAAAACACGATGGTCATTTGGCCTGCTGCATTTACTCATACTCATCGGGGTAATGTAGTTCACGGGAATAAATCTAAATACATAATAACAGGTTGGTTTTATATAGAGTAAAATGACATTTCCATTCAATATTAGAAGGGGAAATATGCAGGCAGCAGGGAGCATTACTTTTAATGCTCCTGGAACTTGGACAACTCCTGCACGTCTCTTAAGAATAAATGTTGAAGGACAGGGAGGAGCAGGAAATCCTGGTGCTGTTGGCACTGGTGGAACTGCAGGAACTGGGGGAACTGGTAATAGTGCAACCTCCGGAGCAGGAGGAGGTGGTGGAGGAGGAGGAGCTGCACAAACAACTCCTACTGATGCTGGAGATGGAGGAAGTCCTGGATCTAGTGGTTTAGCTGGCGGAGGAACTGGAAATATTGGTGGTGGTGCCGGTTTCGGGGGCGGCCGACCAACGGCGGTGCCTGGTTTTGGGAATGCGGGGAATGCTGGATCTTCTGGACCAGCAGGAGTTGCAAATCCAGGGAATGCAGGAAACCCAGGAAATATTGGTATTTCTGGAAACACTGGAGATTCTTCTATTGCATTTGGAATTACATTTCTTGGTGGCGCTGGCGGTGCGGGCGGTACTGGAAATGCTGGAACTCCTGGAAATCCCGGAAATCAGGGTGCAGGTGGGGGACATGGAAATGGAGGTGGTGGTGGTGGTAGAGTACCAGGGCCTGCTGCTGGGGGTCTAGCTGGTTCTGGTGGGCCACCTGGTGGATCTTCTGGTACTGGAGGTAGTCCTGGAGGTTCTACTAGTCCCAACGGTGTTCGAGGTGGTGGTGGATCTGGAGGAGCAGGACCTGGAGGAGCAGGTGGAGCAGGTGGACAAGGTGGTAGGAACCCAGCGCTTCCTGCAGGAGGTGGTGCAGGTGGAGGAGGAGGTGGAGGTGCCGGTGGTCCTGGATCTTTAGGAAATCCAGGAAGCTCAGGAATTGCAGGAAATCCAGTAGCAGGAAGTGTGGGAGATCCAGCAACTCCAAGCACATCTACATCAGTTGTCGTAACACCTAGAACAGCATATCCAATTACTGTTGCCCCAGGAGGGTTCGTCACAATTACCTGGAACGCACAATAAATACAAAAAACACTGAAGGTTTATTATGGCACCTAAGAAAATATCAAAGACACGTCAAAAAATTCACGAAATTTACGAGCAAAACGAACTTGCCGGACTTCAACAAACTCAAACCAGAGCACGTTCATTTACAATTGGAACAACAACTGGTGGTATTATTGAAGTTTCGATGAGAGGAGATTTTGCAAATCTTTGGTATCTTTTACAACCCGTAGAAGCAGTTGAAATCATCAATCAACTTGCTGCAGCAGCAGGAGTTGAGGTTGCGATGAGACCAAGACAAGATTTTGCATCTTGGAGATCTTGGGATACTTCACTTCCACCAAGTGTTCACTGGATGGGAACTGCACCTTGGCAACTTACTGATGAAGCAAGAGAGCAATTAGAAGCAGCAAAAGCAAAAAATATCAAAGCAATTGAAGAATCTCAAAATGAATCTGAATGATTTTTATATTTTAGTTGATACTGAAAACAAACAAGTAATTGACAAAATTCAAAAATTACCTAAGAACTGGAAAAATATTGCAGGTCTTCCTGGTCTTTCTGATGAAAAACTAGAAGATTTAAAATGGGCAGGACATCATAATCTTGGATGGATTAATATTTCTTCACCTAAGATTAAAGATTTTAAGATGTCTCCAGAAAACTTGGAACTGAATAAAAATACTTTAAAGGTTCTGATTTCAGAAAAAAGAAAAGAAAAACAAGATACTATAATTGAGTATAAGACTGCAAAATTCAAGACAGATATAGAAACACGATATTCTTTATTTCTTATAAAAAATTCTAACCAAAAAGAAGTAAATTTTAAGTGCGTAAATGGATACTATAGATTTACACTTGCAGAAATATCTGAGGTTTATAATCTAATTGAAAATAGAATACAAAGTCTGTTTGATGAAGAAATGAAAATTTACTCTCAGATTGACTCTTGTTCGACTTTAGAGCATCTATCAGGAATAAGTGCTTAAAATTTGACAATTAAACAAAACTAGCATATACTATTTTTGAGTATATTATTGATATATGGCTTTCCAATCTATCTGGTACTACACCAATCTTCCAAATAAAGTTATTGATGTTTTAGAAGAAGATCTTGCAGAAAATTTCGATCCACAACTGCAAGATTCGCAAGTTGGTGAAGGTGATTATGGAACTGTAGACAAAGATAAAAGAAACGCACGAAATGCTTGGGTTCCTACAACTCACTGGGTAGCAGGATTTGTCTGGCATTATGTTCAACGTGCAAACCGTGAGAACTTTCTATATGACCTGACAAATATTGATGGAGAAGCACTTCAATATACTGTGTATGGAGAAGGTGAATATTATGGTTGGCATAATGATGCAGGACTTGCTTCTCATTACAAACCCCAATCATCAGGAAATCGTGGTCATGGTGGAGAAATTGTAAATGATTTTGTAAATGAAAACTGTGAAAAAGTAAGAAAGTTATCTTTTAGTTTACTTCTTTCCGACCCCGATACTTATGAAGGTGGAAATCTTCAACTGCTGGATGAATCGGGAAAATCTTATATTGCGCCAAGGCAACGAGGGACGATTATTCTTTTCGATTCCCGAGCACAACACCGAGTTCAGAAAGTAACTAAAGGTATCCGTAAGAGTCTTGTAGGTTGGACAGTGGGACCTCGTTGGAGGTAAAATATGAAAGTAAAATGTGAATTTGATGTTTTATCTTTTTATTATCCATATCATAAAGAATTAAAAAAAGAAGTCTTAAATTATTTGCATAATTATCAAGACAAGCAAAATAAATCCACAAATGTAAAAGCAACTATGACGGAGTGGAATTTTACTACTCCACAAATAGAAAAATTAAAAAAATTTGTTTACTCTAATTTAATATTTTTTGTTTCGGAAGAATGTATAAAAAGAGCATACTTCTCTGATTTTTGGGCAAATATTTATAATGAAGGAGATTATACAGTGCCTCACGATCATCTAACAAATTGTTTTTCCTTTGTTTATTTCTTACAATCGAAAATATATCATTCACCATTAATTTTTTCTGATAGTAAAAAAAGAGTTGTACCTAAAGAAGGAAATTTTTTAATTTTTTCTAGTAGTATTGTACACGAAGTTCCAAAACATAAACATAAAGAAAATAGAATAACATTAGCAGGAAATATTAATTTTATTAGAAAATAATTATGGCAGAACGTATGACACAAGAACAGATTGACTGGCAAGAACGAGTCAATTCTGAAACATCACCAACAAATAATGAAGAGTTTGATAAGAACGGATACTTGATTCTAAGAAATCTGTGGGATCCTCAAGATCTTTATTGCGAACCACCAGAAATCAAAGGTCAGTATAACTATTTGGGGAAAATTGATAAATTTAATCATATTCCCATAGAAAATCAAGTAGAAGGTTCTACTTCAAGATATTATTGGCCTCCGTATAAGTTTGCACATTCTCAGATTCGTATGAAACTTGAGAAAGCAATCGGCAAGAAACTTTATAATACTTATTACTATGATAGGTTTTATAATCCAGGACAATCACTGAGTAATCATGCAGACCGTCCTGCTTGTGAGATTTCAGTTACAGTTCACATAGGTTCTAATATTAGCACTCCTTGGCCTATTTGGATTAAAACTCCAGATACTTATGATGATGCAAAGAAGAGAACATTAGTGTTGAAGAGAGGTGAAAATCGTTCGGTGATTTTAAATCCTGGTGATGGAATGGTATATAAAGGTTGTGAAAGACCTCACTGGAGAGATCCGATGCCTACTGAATATCGTAGAACTTGGTATGGTAGAAAGGTAGAAAAAGAAGGTTTGTATTATCATCAAGTTTTCTTTCATTATGTTCTTGCCGATGGTCTCAGAGCACACTGCGCAAATGATATGGCAAGTTAATTAAATAAATATATAAAAGTTGTTCAAGTCATGGCTGTTGCTGCAGTTAATATCGTTATAGAGCAAGGGACTGACTATCAGGAAGTTTTTACTGTCAATAATCCTGATGGTAGTCCCTTAGATTTAACTGGTTATACTGGGGTTGCAAAAATTCGCAAATTTCCTGAGTCAGCAACCTCAACTCCATTTGGTGTAGGTATTGTGTCTACTGCTGGACAAGTCGTTGTATCCCTAGCAAATACCGTTACTGAAGATTTGAAGTCTGGGAGATACTACTATGATGTAATTATTACATCATCAGCAGGTAAAAAAACTAAAGTTGTTGATGGGATGGTGCTTGTAAATTCTAGCGAGTCAATCTAATGCCTTCAGTTTCAATAGGAAGCACAAGTTATAACGTTACTGTAGGTTATACACCTTCTCTTAGGGTAGCAAGAGAGGCTGATAGTCTACAAGGTGTTCAGGGAACTCAAGGAGTTATAGGAACGACCGGAATTCAGGGTCTTCAAGGACTTCAAGGAACACAAGGTTTAGATGGTGCTTTTGCTGGGCAAGGTGTTCAAGGCACACAAGGAACTCAAGGTACTCAAGGTTTACAGGGTTTACAAGGTGCGCAAGGCATTCAGGGAACTCAAGGTACTCAAGGTCTTCAAGGTGTACAAGGAACTCAAGGAACACAAGGTACTCAAGGACTATTAGGTGCTCAAGGTTTTGTTGGTATTCAAGGATTACTTGGACCACAAGGTATTCAGGGTGGAATAGGAATTCAAGGATCTTTAGGTACTCAAGGTTCTCAAGGAACTCAAGGATTACAAGGTCTTCAAGGTTTACAAGGTCTTCAAGGTGTTCAAGGAACACAAGGTCTTCAAGGCGTTCAGGGTGTTCAAGGTCTTTCTAATCAAGGAACACAAGGAACTCAGGGTCTTAGAGGTATTCAGGGTAATGTAGGAACTCAAGGTTCTGTTGGAATACAAGGCGCACAAGGTATTCAGGGAACTCAAGGTATTCAGGGAACACAAGGCACACAAGGATTACAAGGACCTCTTGGTGTTCAAGGAACTCAAGGAACTCAAGGTATAATTGGTATTCAAGGATCTGTAGGATCTCAGGGATCTGTTGGAGCACAAGGATCTATCGGTGCTCAGGGTTCTATTGGTATTCAAGGTGATGTAGGAACTCAAGGTTCTTATGGTTCTCAAGGATCTGTAGGAGCACAAGGATCTATCGGTGCTCAGGGTTCTATTGGTATTCAAGGTGATGTAGGAACTCAAGGTTTAGCAGGTATTCAAGGTGAGATTGGTGCTCAAGGCACACAAGGAACTCAGGGCACACAAGGAACTCAAGGTTTACAAGGTCTTCAAGGAACTCAAGGAACTCAAGGATTACAAGGTTCTCAGGGAATTCAAGGTATAATTGGTATTCAGGGTGATATCGGTTCTCAAGGTATTCAGGGAACCACTGGATCTTTTGGTGGTGCTGCTTTTGATTACACATTCAGCACTGGAATTACAACTGTTGGAATTACGACTGGTATTGCAAGATTCAACGAAGTAGGAATTATCACAGCAACTTATCTTTATATCAACCAATATGATGATAATGCGGTTTCTATCTTCAATTATCTACAAACTATTGATGATTCCACATCAGTAATTAAAGGGCACTTTACAATATCCGAAAAAACAAACACCGCAAACAGCACTATGTTTGCGATTGTTGGTTTACACTCACATGACACAACTTATTTTGAGGTTCCTGTTGCATATGTTTCAGGTGTTTCTACATCATTTACTGATGGATTGGATGTTATTATTACCTTTGCAAGAACTGGTGATAAGGGAGACACTGGAGCACAAGGTACTCAAGGAACTCAAGGTACTCAGGGATTACAAGGAACTCAAGGTACTCAGGGATTACAAGGAACTCAAGGTTTGATGGGCATCCAAGGTGATGCTGGTATTCAAGGTTTTGCGGGTATTCAAGGTGATGCTGGAGCACAGGGAACATCAGGAATACAAGGTCAACTTGGATCTCAAGGTGCTATTGGTATTCAAGGTGATGTAGGAACTCAAGGATCTGTAGGATCTCAAGGTCTCTCTGGTGTCCAGGGAGATACTGGTGCTCAAGGTGAAATTGGAGCACAAGGTTCTATTGGAATCCAAGGTGATATAGGAACTCAAGGATCTGTAGGATCTCAAGGTCTCTCTGGTATCCAAGGTGATGCTGGTATTCAGGGAACTCAAGGAACTCAGGGAACAATTGGTATTCAAGGTGATGTTGGAGCACAAGGTCTTGCTGGTATTCAGGGAAATATAGGCATTCAAGGTGATACTGGTGCTCAAGGAACTCAGGGAACTCAGGGTATAATTGGTATTCAAGGTGATATAGGAGCACAAGGATTAGAAGGTTCTCAAGGAACACAAGGCACTCAAGGATTACAAGGTTTACAAGGAACCATAGGCATTCAAGGTGATGCTGGTGCTCAAGGAACTCAGGGAACTCAGGGTATAATTGGTATTCAAGGTGATATAGGAGCACAAGGAACTACAGGATCTCAAGGATTAGCAGGAATTCAAGGTGATGTAGGTGCTCAAGGTGAAATTGGAGCACAAGGAACATCAGGCATTCAAGGTGATGCTGGCATCCAAGGAACACAAGGAACTCAGGGAACTATTGGTATTCAAGGTTTCACAGGTATTCAAGGTGATGTTGGTTCTCAAGGAACTCAAGGTACACAAGGTCTTCAAGGATTACAGGGAACTCAAGGATTACAGGGCACACAAGGCGAACAAGGTGCTCAAGGTGAGGTAGGTTCTCAAGGTCTTCAAGGAACCCAAGGTACACAGGGAACTCAAGGAATTATTGGTATTCAAGGTGAACTTGGTTTACAAGGAACTGTAGGAGAAACTGGTGCTCAAGGTGCTACTGGTTCTCAAGGTTTTGTTGGTTCTCAAGGAACAACAGGTTTGCAAGGTTTGACTGGAGAAACTGGTGCTCAAGGTGCTACTGGTTCTCAAGGTGCTCAAGGAACAGATGGTATTCAAGGAACACAAGGATTACAGGGAGAGTTAGGAGCACAAGGAACATCAGGTATTCAAGGTGATGTTGGAGCACAAGGATCCGTTGGTGCTCAAGGTATTTCTGGTATTCAAGGAACCTCAGGTATTCAAGGTCTTGCTGGTGTCCAAGGTGATGCTGGTATTCAAGGAACTCAAGGATTAGAGGGATCACAAGGAACTCAGGGAACTCAGGGAACTCAAGGAGTACAAGGTCTTCAGGGAACTCAAGGTATTATTGGTATTCAAGGCACTCAAGGAACTCAAGGTGTTCAAGGTGCTGAGGGTAGTTTTGGTGGTGCTGCTTTTGATTATACTTTTGATAGTTCAACAGTTGATAGTGATCCAGGACAGGGTAAATTAAGACTCAATCAAACTGGAATTACT